CGGCTGGCGGTCGCGACCGCGCGTACGTCGTCGATGTCGTCAAATATTCCGCGCGTGATTGCGCTCCTCCCTGCCGGGACGAGCGCGCTCCCGGATGGCTTTCTGGCACGACTGGGCCAGGCTTTCAAAGCCGTGGTGCGGCCCGATATTCCAGTGGTGCCCATCGATCGTTCGACAAGCGAGGCGGCGGATGCCGGAGAATATCAATCATGGCTTGCGGAACAGGAAGCCAGGGGAGCCTATGTCCTGATCGATGGGAGCGGTTCGGAGGACTGGGGGCAGATGGTCTGCCGCAACGCCGATGCGCTGGTCATGGTGGCGCGACCCGGCCAGGCGGAATCCGAGGCCAATGCGATGGAAAAAGCCGCGATGGCCCGAATTGCGGAACCACAGCGTACCTTGTTGTTGCTCCGGTCAAACAGTAGCAAGGCGATCAGCCACAGCGGCGACTGGATCGATCCGCGCGCGCCGAAGCTGCACCATCATATGGCGCTCGACAATGATGCGGATTTTGCCAAGGTCGCCCGGTTTCTGACCGGTCGGGCGGTGGGCGTGGTGCTCGCCGGTGGCGGTGCTCTGGGCTGCGCGCATCTGGGCGTAATAAAGGCATTGCGGCAGGCGGACATCCCGATCGATTTCATCGGCGGTGCCAGCGCCGGGGCAGCAATGGGCGGTGCGATTGCCAAGGGGCTGACGGTCGACGAAACGCTCGACCAGATGGAGGCGATGTTCATCCACGCCAAGGCGATGAAACGGCTGACCTTGCCGCTCTATTCCTTGCTCGACCCGACGGTGTTCGATAGCGAGCTGAGAAGCCGTTATGGCACCAGAGATATAGCCGACCAGCCGATCAATTTCTTCGGTGTCGCGACCAACCTGTCGACCAACGGCCTGCATATCCACCGGCGCGGGCCGCTGTGGGAATGTGTCCGGGCCTCGGGTTCGTTGCCGACGATATTGCCTCCTTTCATCGACAAGGATGGCAATATTCTGGTCGATGGCGGTGTTCTCGACAATGTGCCTGTCAAGGTGATGCACGGGCTGAAGGCCGGACCGAATATCGTCGTGTCGCTTGGCGATCCCAATGAAATCTGGCGGACGAAGGCATTATATGGCGACATTCGCGGGCGTTGGCGCTTGTTGCGTGACGTGATCTTCCGACGCAAACGGGACGCGGACTTTCCCTCGATCGTCGAAATCATGTCGCGTTCGATGGTGGTTGCCAGCCGGATGGCGTCGAAGGAAATGCTCGGTGAGCAGGATATATTGGTGAACCCGCCAATCATTCCCAATATGCAGATACTCGACTGGCATCTCGGCCGGGAACTGGCGGAAATGGCTGCCGAATATATCGGTGAGCATGTGATTCCGACGATAGATTTGAACGCTAATTTTACCAAATAGGTAAAAATATATTGACATCGTCACGCTGTTTAGGTACATATCAGGAACATCGCGAAATTGTGATTCGGGCCAACCGGTTCTGAATGACCCCGCCGGACAGGCGGGGCCGTTCCGACCGGCGGGCCCTTTTTTATGCCCGGATGGTTCGCGTCGGTCCGGTACGGAGTATTTTATGCCAAAATCAGAAGTCAGGGGATGTTATGACAACAGGCGCAAGCTGAAGTTTCTGAAAGAACTTGCGATAAGCTCGCACGTGGCGAATTCGGCAAAGGCCGCCGGTGTCGGCGTGTCGACCGTGTATAGCTGGCGCGAGCGGGACCCGGAGTTTTTCCGGCAATGGATGCGTTCGCTTGCCGCTGGCTATGAATTGCTTGAGATGGATTTGCTGGATCGCGCGCGCAACGGTGTCGATGAACCTGTATTTCATGAAGGGAAGCAGATTGCGACGGTGAGGCACTATAATGACGGCATTGGCGTCAAATTATTGCTGGCGCACAAAGAGATGGTGGCGCTGACCCGGGCGCTGGAAGACGATATCAACCCCGAGCAGGTGCGGATCGAACTGGATCGCAAACTGGGCGACATGCGGATGAAACTCCTGCGCCGCCGGGCGCTGGCCGAAGGAGAGGGAAAAGCGCAGACGTCCGACAATGATGAATGATTTTACCGAAGCGGAGCTTTTTGCCGAATGGACAGCGCGGGAACGCAACCTGTTTTTTTCATCTCTGAGCCTCCCGGCACAGCAGGAGTTTCTCTATCGCTGGAATTTCTGGGCACGGCCTGGACAACGACCACCTGACGGCGACTGGTCTCTATGGCTGATCATGGCAGGGCGCGGCTTTGGCAAGACCCGGGCTGGGGCGGAATGGGTCCGCCAGATTGCAGAAGGCGATGGCAGTGCCCGCTTCGCTCTGGTCGGGGCCAATTATGCGGAAACCCGCACTGTGATGGTGGAGGGCGAAAGCGGATTGCTGTCGATCGCGCCGCCGGACCAGCGCCCGGTATGGGAGCCGTCGCTGAAGCGGCTGACCTGGAACAATGGCGCGCAGGCGCATCTCTATTCGGCCGCCGAACAGGAAGGCTTGCGCGGGCCGCAGCACAGCCACGGCTGGTGTGATGAAATTGCCAAATGGATGAACAATGCCGGGCAGGCGGAGGCGGCCTGGGACAATCTGAAAATGGGCTTGCGCCTCGGTTTCCGGCCGCAACTGGTGGCGACCACAACGCCGCGCCCGGTGCCGCTGGTCCGGGCGCTGGTCTCGGGTGACGGGGTGGCGATTACGACGGGCAGGACACAGGATAATGACCTGCATCTGCCGGTCGCCTTTCTGACCGCGATGACTGCGGATTATAGCGGCACAAGGCTGGGGCGTCAGGAGCTGGATGGCGAGCTGATCGAGGATGTAGAGGGCGCGTTGTGGACAAGGGCGATGATCGAGGGGTGCCGGGTTGGCCGTGACGCCGTTCGTGTCGAGCGAAGTCGAGACACAGGGGAAAGCGGGAACCGGTCTCTCGACTGCGCTCGAGACGAACGGAGTGCCGGTTGTGTCCGCATCGTCATCGGCGTGGATCCACCAGCCCCCAGTCCGGCGACGCGTGCGGGATCATCGTCGCCGGACTGGGGGCTAACGACAAAGCCTATGTGCTGGGTGACTGTAGCATCGAAAAGGTGAGCCCCGAAACCTGGGCGCGCGCAGTGGCGGACACCGCCGAACGCTTCGCAGCAGACCGCGTCATCGCCGAAGCCAATCAGGGCGGCGCGATGGTGAAATCGGTCCTGCAGGCGGCGAATATTGCGCTGCCGGTGAAGCTGGTCCACGCATCGCGCGGCAAGGTCGCAAGGGCGGAACCGGTGGCGGCGCTCTATGAGAATGGACGGGTGCATCATGCCGGCGCGTTTCCGCAGCTGGAAGACGAGATGTGCGGCTTGCTGATCGGCGGTGGTTATGAAGGACCGGGCCGTTCGCCGGATCGGGCGGATGCATTGGTCTGGGCGCTGACGGAGTTGATGCTGGGCAAGCGGCGCGAGCCGCAGGTTCGATGAACTCGCCTCTGTCGACGCAGGAGTAACGAAGGAAAAAACATGACATTCTGGGAAAATATCGCGCTCGCCTTCAAGGGCGGGGGTGGACCATCGCGGCCGCCTTTGGGGCGGTCCTATATCGGCACTTATGGTGGCGCGGCTCTTTCGGGGGACGCGCCCTTTTCATATGAGGGGCGGGTGCGCGAGGCCTATGTCGAAAATGCCATTGCCCAGCGCGCGGTGCGCATTGTCGCCGAAGGGGTTGGTGGTGCGCCGTTGCTGCCGGCAGAGGACAAGATCGCGGACCTGATCCACGGGAGCGGTGCGAGCCAGACTCTGCTGGAGACGATCGCGGCGCATCTACTGCTGCATGGCAATGCCTATGTGCAGATGATCCGCGGGGACGAGGATCAGCCGACGGAGCTTTATGTGTTGCGGCCGGACCGGATCACGGTTGAGCCGGATGCCAAGGGTTGGCCGGTGGCTTATGCCTATCGCGCTGGCGAACATCGCACGCGCTTTGCAGCGCAGGACGCGATGGGCCGTCCGGCGATTGTTCATCTCAAAGGCTTTCATCCGACCGATGATCATTATGGTCTCGGCTGTCTGGGCGCGGCGGCGAAAGCGGTGGCGGTGCATAATGCGGCGGCGAAATGGAACAAGGCGATATTGGACAATGCGGCGCGGCCATCGGGAGCGTTGGTTTACGATCCCGGTGCCGACGGATCGGCGCTGACCGGAGAGCAATTTGACCGGCTGAAGGCCGAAATGGATGCGAGCTTTGCCGGATCGGGCAATGCCGGGCGTCCGATGTTGCTGGAAGGCGGCCTCAAGTGGCAATCGATGAGCATGACCCCGGCGGATATGGATTTTGTCGCGCTGAAGGAAGCAGCGGCGCGGGAGATTGCGCTGGCTTTCGGTGTGCCGCCGATGCTGCTCGGGCTGCCCGGCGATAACAGCTATGCCAATTATCGCGAAGCCAACCGCGCCTTGTGGCGGCTGACGATCCTGCCGCTCGCGGGGAAGATACTGGACGGACTGTCGGGCGCGCTGGCTGCGTGGTGGCCGGACGCGACGCTGGCCGTGGATCGCGACCAGATCCCCGCCTTGTCGGAAGATCGCGAGCGGCTGTGGAAGCAGGTGTGCGAGGCGGATTTTCTGACACCGGAAGAGAAAAGGGCGATGCTGGGGGTGTAGTGCTATTTTGTCTCGCGGCAGTTCGCTGCGCGGGTTTTTATTTAACCTCA